ATTGAGCCGTTTTTGGGGGCAAAAGATCCAAGGGGGGTCATGGGTGTCGGAGTGCTCTCAAAAAAACCACCCCCCTTACTTAAATTACATCTCTTGCATAGAGCTTGAAGATTATCCATCGAATCATCGCCTCCAAGCTTTCTAGGTACTATGTGATCGACATGAGTCGCCTCCACGCCGCATCTTTGACAAGTGTGCTGATCTCTTGTTAATACTCTCAATCGAATCTTACGCCATAACGCAGTAGATCCATCATCTCGTAACGCTGATTGCTTAGCCATTAATGATAGTTATTCTTTTGAAAGAAGTCCCATGCTTTGCATGGTGAGCCATATCTGTTATCAATGTATTTTAAGCCCCACATAATCTGTTGCTCTGGTGTGGCTGTTTTTAAGTACTCAGATCGTCCCTGAGGTATTCCATAATGAGAGCCATTAACAGCATCTGATTGCCAGGCTGATTCTTTTCCATAAAGCTTACTTAAACATATCATCTGGCTTTTATCATCTACCAAGATTGCTGCATATTCTTTAATGGTTAATTGTTTTGCCTTATAAGGTGCAACAGCATAAGCCGGTGTAAACAGAGTTATCCCAATAGCTACTAGCACCCCGCGACCTACCCGCCTCAGCGGGTCGCGGTGAAGCCTTAATGGCTTCTGCGCCGTTAGCGTACCATCGATGTCAAGTTCCCCGTTTAATGATCGGCGTGTCATTGGTGTCCCCAACCTGTGCCTTTGAAGCTTATGCCGAAATTACTGTAGATTCTTGTCATTTGAACACCGCAACATATTGGCTGATGTTCCTCATGTATTGACTTTTGAATCTCCATGGTTATTTCGCAACTGACGCATTTGTATTCATATACTGGCATGTTAAACATTCCTTTCCTTCAAAGTTCCAGGATCCGCATCCTGAACATCTAACTACCTCATGAGTTGGCACTACTTGATGCAGAATTGGCATAAGATCATCAACCCGCATAAATGCCAGGTATTGACCTACATCCTCTCCCTGTCCATTGCATCGCATAATGACTATTGGCAGTTTTCCGTTTGCGTTTGATGCAGCTTGTTTAATCCAGGCTAAAGGCTGAAAGTCAGATCTTGCTTTTACCTCGATGCTGAGAGTTGGGATATTAAGGATGTCCTCACCTTGCCTCCCAGCACCTGCGGTATCAGCATAAGCCCACCATTGTTTCAGGTATTCGGCTATAACCTTTTGAGTCCTATAACCTCGATGTTTTCGATGGTTTGTCATAAATGATGTTTATTCTCACATCTATTACACAACCAAACGACTAAACCATCTTCACGATCATATTCATTTACTTGGGTAAACGCATCGCAATCTGAGCAGTTCATGACACCGCCATAACCGCTAAAACTATAGATAAAGCCATTCATTGGGCTTTTGTAAATGTCCTTATCCATTGATCGCGTGACATTTCTTGCATGTCCAGGTGGCATTAGTCCCGTCATCGATCTTGTCTGGAATTGCAATCTCGGCAATTACAACTGCCTCATTACATAACTGGCAACGAATCTCAGCTGCCATAAGGTTGATCCATTGACCATTTACCTTAACTTCGACGAATCCCATTACACGCTCCTTAACTTTTGTCGTTCCCATTTACCAGATGATGCAAGTTGATACCAAACAGTTGAGCACTTTGCTTCCCCTGTTCTTGGCGCATAAGTGCAAAAGAATCCGCCCCAGGATCGCCCATTCTTTTCGCCTTCTTTCCATGCCATGTCGCCATGAACGCAGCCCTCGGCATTAGTGCCTCCCAATACATCCTGAATATTGGCAATCGCTTCAGCTGCAGTAATTGCTGCTGGTTGATTGACATCGCCATAAATTGGCTCAGTAGTCCAAGGATCAGCAGCTAGTGCTTCCTCCTTTGTCTTAAAGCTTGGCACTTGATTAGCCTTGGCAATGTCCTTTGCCGATAGGCGTTGAACCTTGCTCATTTCCTCTCGACTTGGACGCTTTCCTTTAGCAGCATAACCCGCGTTCGCAAGCGCTCGACCGATCGCTGAAGTCTCACAATTCTCCAGCGCTGAAGTAGCATTAACGCCTCGATCAGTAACTTTTTCTTCAGCGTATCCCGTTGTGAACGCGACGCCATCAGCATAAGTTCGATATAAATACGCCTTAACAATAAATCTATCATTCTGGTAACTCTCCAATTCTGTGCTTATGCGAAAGTCTGGAAAGTCCTTAATAAACTTTTCCAAACGACTTTCAACTGTTTCATAATCGGCTAAATTAAACACTTGGTAACTCCTCTTGTTTTAATAAGTACTCGGTTTGTTCCGGTAATGACCAAACAGTACCGTCTGCCCAAGTCTGGACATCAATGGCGCAGCTGTTGCAATAATGCCGTCGTGTGCCTTGGCTTTTAGGATGATTACTAATAACGGTATAACTTGCTGGCTTTTGACCAAGCAAAGAATTAACGCCATAACGCACTTTGCAATAATCGCACCAGATGCCTGGCGCAGCTTTAATAACTGTCAAGGTCACTCCAGTCAGTTGATGCAATCTGTCCAGCGAGCGCAATGTATGCTGCGCCGTCCTTGTAACTGTCTGCGTGGAGGCTTGTTTCTTGTAGGCGTGAGATTTTGACAAGTGCCATACAGATTGCGACTTCGTGAGGCTCGATGTTGCGTTCAAGATAGGCTGACCAGAGTTTGGCAATTCGAAGGTGATTGAGAGCTGCCAAGCCGTAATCTTTACCTCGGTCTTGGATAAGGTCTTTTGCTTCGTCAAGGATGTCATCAGCGCGCATTAACACTCACGCGCTGACTGTTCTTGCCAATCGCCAAGCCTTCACGCTTGCCTTCTGAAAAGCCTTTGCCCCATCCAACGATAAACCAAAGGATATTAGCTAACATCAATAAAACAATTACTGGTACTTGTAGATCCATTTCTTTTGCTCCCGATTCTTGTAACCATTTTTGGCTACAGGGTTACGGTCTCACATTTATCCGACAATTTCTCGGACATTTCAATAACGAAACGGTAACGATTTAGCCCCAGCGTTTACCTTGGTATATGAAGGATCCGTCTTTAGGATCGATTGGGATAAGTTCAGGCGTAAATCGCTTGCCGTGTAAAGTTCCGACAACGAATCCCATCTGCCAGTTCGCATAACCCTTTGTGTAGCCCATTCCAGGGCTTGAAAGGTCCACAAGATTGCCAACCTCAACACCCCAAACAATGCGCCCGTAGCGCCCTCCAGAAGCCTCTGAATGGGCACTCAGTCCGAGTCTATGTGTATGCCCTGACACAACTGATTTACCCATACGCATAGCACCGTTTAGGGCTGTTTGTCCAGGCTTGTTTGATAATGGAAAAGCGTCACCGTGGCAGGTATGCCAACCTGGAGCAAAGTCAAAGCCGTTTGGATGATACTTAATGCCAGCCTTGTCATAGCCCATAAACTTCTCATAGCGCAGCTCTGGAAGATTCATAAATGCCGGTAATCTGCGAGACAAAGACTTGTAAACACGCGCTCCATGATTGGAGCCAACTACATCAGTAACGCCAAGATATTCGAGAATTTCTAAAGTCAGTTTACGATCTTCGTCGATGTTGCCTTCAACCTCTTGCCATGGTTGAGCAAAGCCACCAAGTTGAGGTAGATCGATCTCGTCACCAATGCAGATAGTTTGGTGGGGTTTATAAGCTCTTAAAAACTTGCCTAGATTCTTGACTGCTGCTTCATGAAAGAACGGTGCCTGGATATCTGAAATCCAAGCAATTCGTTTTACTGTCATTAGTCCTCATCGTCATCATCATAGTCCCCAAACTTTTCAGGGTCGATTGGATCAGGCAAGATCCATCCAGGATAAGCTTGTGGCTCAGTAATCATGAACATCGCAATATCCTCTGCAAAGCCTGCGCGTTTTAAGCTGCAAAAGTATTCGTATAGCCCAATGCAATAAGCATCAAGTTTGGAATAACCTTGCTCTTCTAGCGCTTTAGTTGCTTTTCTTGCCATGTGGATAAGTGTCCCTTACTTCTTAAGAAGTTCCATCATCTGTTCCTGGCGTGTCTCTATTCTTGCCAATCGGTCTGCGAGAGATGATCCACCATTCGGCGTAAGAGTCCACAACCAACCGCGAACCAGGTAACGCAAACCGCCAATAAAAATAGCAAGCGTCGAGAAAATAGCGAGAGTGAATCCCGCCCAATCATTCGCACTCACCTCAAACCGAAGGCTTCATCTTTAGGATTTAACCAGCGCAATACTGGAGGAATTGTTGCAATCGCTCCAGCGTAAGCAATCTGCTTTAGATCAGTTTCGCCCGCAGCTGCAAGTGCAAGCGCAGCGGTCAGAAATGCTCTTGCCCAACTTGCCAGCATCTTCTTTAGGTCCTGTGTCATCTGTTCCTCCTAGTAAAGGGATGTTAAAAAACTTCGAATCCGTGTCGCCAGCCTTTGTAAAACTGATGTGGATGTGCTTCGTGTGTGGATTAACTCCCGTGTACTTTCGCCAGCGCCAGAAGCTTCGAGCGCTTGCAATCTTTTTGTTAAAGATAACATATGCAATGCGTTTATCTGTTCGGGCTGCAATTCGTATTTGGTCGGCAATGTAAGCAGCTGTAGAGGGCGATCTGTCGAAATCAGCATCGAGATCGATAGCGCGGACATACCTTGAATCAGGGTCAGGGTTATGATCGCTTTTTCGGGTTGAGTGCCGGGCATCTCCGATTGTCCCGTCAGAGTCACGCTTTCTGTCAGGATAAGCATCGTCTGCCTGTTCTCTTAATTGAACAACCGACTTAGATAGTTTTGGTTTCATGCCAAAAGGATTTTTGCTTCCTCGGCAGTTAAACCTAATCGCTCCAAGATTGGCAACTTAGCAACTTCTTTTGCTGCTTGTTTTGCATCCATTTGGGCTTGCTCAGCATCTAATAAATCATTGCTAATTTTTAGTGCTTTAATTTCATCTGGTGTAAAATCGCGCTCAGTTGTTTCGCCCGTAATTGCGTTATGTTCTACAAGTTTCATGTTATGCCACGCTTCCATAGATGTAAACAGTTCCAGCATCAAACGATCCTGCACCTGTGATAACTTGAATAGATGAAATTACTGATGTGCCTGAGTAGCGATAACCAAGAATGTTGCTTTGAGCCAGATCCGTATTGTTGTAAGTTCCTGTGTTAATTTGACCTGTTTTGATGCCAGTTGAGTTTGCAGCATTAATTGTAAATGAAGCACAAAGAATGTTGCCAATGTCATTAGTCGTGCGACCCATTGGAATAGATGTAGTTCCTGCTGATCTACGACCTTCTGTGCGAAGTGTTGTTCCTCCGTAAGCAAGCAGCAATCCTGTGTAAGCATAA